GTTCGAGAGCAATACCGTCAACTAAAATCTTCACACTCTCTGGTGTAATGATTTTGTAGTTCATTGTCACAACCGTTCTATTTGCATTATTATTATAATATATTTTCCCACCACAAAGACTATCAACCCTTGCAATTTCACTTCGAGCATAAATGTCGGTACTACCACTTACTGTAATGTATGCCATCTGTACCCAAGGACTTGTTGCAAAGTAAGCAAGTAAATCTGGATTCTGAATAACAATATTATCGCCATCAATTACATAGTCGGCAGTGAATTGTGGAGTACCTCTGGTTGCAGCAATACCATTAATGGTTAACTGAACGTCACCAGCAGGTGAATCAGGCATTGGAATTGTTGCTGACAATATGGAGGGTGATACAGTAACCACAATATATTTTACAGTTACTTGAGAAAGACCTGAACCTTTCTTATACATATATGTCACTTCAATTACGTCTCTATTAACACCATCGTTTCGAGCATCAATTGCTCCATACACAGCACTACCTAACACAAAAATTTTGGGGTTATTTGTTGGATCAGGAAAATAATAATCTACAAACGTGTTTCCAGATACCGTACTAACACCATCCCACACTTGTGGACCAATCAATAACATTCCGTTGAAACGCACTTCGACATCTCCTTCTGGAACATCGGGCAATGTAAATTGATTCTGCGTTGGATTTGCAACTCCCAGTGATAAGTTTACATATGCAAATGGTAATGTAAATCCAGATGAATTCGCAGGAAAATCAACTTCTTTAATGTATCTCCAAACATCCCACTCGATCCCTTGTGCAGTATCAAGTGCAACGTCAACTTCTTTTGTGTTAAGAACAAGTTTACTATCCAGTTGATAATATGTTGGTGACGAATAATGATTTCTATACAATGAACCACCTTCAATCCAAGATTTCTTATTATCAACTTGCATGCTCAAATCAAATCCTACGTTACGGAAATTATTTAAATACGCTTGACCGCTATCTGCATTGCCCGAAATTTGAAAATAAAAATCTGGTGTTTCTTGGGGTGCGATAGGATAACCATTGGCATCGTATGGTAGGGTTGCAGATGGTAGATCATCAAGTGTTAGAGGAACACTACGGGGATCAATCCGTCCATCTACCGTATAAACATACTCGGTGATGTTAATGAATGGTTCTGGAATACCAATTAAAAGAAACATTGATTTAATTGCATCACGAGTACCCTTGGATTTCCAAAAATAATTTGTATTAATTAAAATTCTTCTCCACAGTTCAAGATCAACTTCTGCGGGTGTAAGGTCTTTATCAAGCTGTCTTTCGTCTTCAGCAATCTCTAATATTTTATTAACTAATTCTTCTTCTTTTACTAATTGGAAATAATTCCACCCAAAAGTTCGTGCCAAATTACTTACAATTTGATCAGGTAGATTGTTTTTCTTATTGTATGTAATTTTATTAACATACACCAGTGAATCTATAAATTGTTTAAGTTGATCAAACTCTGCACCATAGATTCTTAACAGCTTGCTGACCTTTTTTTCGTCCGTTAAATCATATGTTTGAAGAGCAGCAGGGGTTAGAAATCTCGCAATCAAATCTGTTTTAATTTGATCATACTTCCCTCCAATTGTTAGGATTGTTTCTAAGAAGGTAGTGTAATCAGGTGTGTCAATGTCAATATTATAACCATCAGATGTTTTCCATACAAGTACCCTATCACCATATTTAATTGTCCCATTGTCCAATAATTTTGGGTCCTTAATTGTAAACTCAAACCCTTCAAGAGCAAGTCTATGTGATACAATATATGTTTCATAATCTGTTAATGATAATCTAAAATCATCAAAAATTCTTGTGTTGGGTTTTAAGTGAATGTCAAAAAATCCTGTGGTTCCAGTTACTTCTGGAAATGGATTACCCACGCACTCGACAGTAACCCAAGGCTGTGGTTGAGTATCACCAGTGAAACCAATGATGATGTGACCGTTTGCCTCTGGATGTAACGTTGACATCACCACATATTTAAAATATGATATGTTTAAGTTCTTTAAAACGTTTCCATCAGGGGCACTTGTGTTTCCAACATTAAATACCAATCCAAACTTATTTTCAGTGTAGACAGAAGGAATTCTAAATTTAGAAATATTTTCAATTGGATCATAATTGAACTCAACAAAGGTTGGGTTCCCCCCAAATTGTTTTTGAGAATTAACATACAAGCTACCCGGGTAATTCAGAATAATATTTTGAATTGAAACTCGCAGGAACTCATACGCAGACCCAAATTTCGTAAACGTATTTAAATCAGACTTGTCTAAATTCAATACAGCATTGTCGGTCTTATTTAAAATCGCTACTGATTCAGTCTCGGTTAAATTTAAAGACTCTAAAGTAACTGGCGTTACAAAGGTGCTCAATTCTTTACTATAATCAATTGGTGTTCTGCCCTCAAAGTTAGAGGTCATCACATAATTGTTAAATGTGAATATGGTTTGAGACGCTGAATTTAAGAATGCTTCTCCATTCAAATTCTGATCGAGATAATTACCACCTACTACTTTTCTTCTTGCCACAATAAGTTTGTTTTACTATAAATACGGTAATATGAAAAATCCCAATACTTTATACTGGGATTTTTCTCATTAAAAAACACGCATCATATAATTATTGAAGTTCTTCAGTCACGTTATCGAAATTCTGAGTCTCATCAATAGTTTCTCTTTCCTCTTTTACTTCATATAATGACACATCTCCAACATCATCTTTAATCTCATAGAGATCAAATTGTTTTGTAATATTTCTATTCTCATCAAAGTATGTTAAGATGCCATTATCAACATCTTTTATTTGTTCTCCAGCCACATAATTGGCGATTGTATCTAATGTGTTTTTAACCAAGTCAACCTCAACCGCAATGGGTGAAAAATTAGTGTTTGAAAGCAAAATAGTTTGACCCGGGTTTCCAATAAATGGTTGGATATTTGGCTTCACATCGGTTGCACTACTTGGAGTTAATTGTATAAACAATAGTGTACCAGAATCATCGTAACGATAGCGAATTGCTCTTTGTGATGTAGTTCCAACGTTTGTACTCACTGGAACAACCTTGTTTGCTGTTACAACATAACGAGTTACATTTCTTAATTTTGTTCCATCATCATTAATGTATTCAATCTTAAATCCCTGTAACGCACCATTTGCTCTATATTTTTCTGGAATAGAATACATATCAATCACAATCCCCTTAATGCTTGGGAGTGAAGATAGTACACTACAGTCAAGAATTACTGTGTAATCTACTTTGGGGCGGAGATAAATGGTATATATACCAAGTTGATTGAAGATAGCTGCTGGTAACTGCATGTTATATAGACCCTCTAAGATATTTTCGTTTCCAACAATTTGATCCTCATCTGGTAAATAATTATATGTGAGAAATTCACTTGCGTTTAATTTAAATACCGTATCAGGATTAGTCTCTCTGGTTGGTATATAAGTATAGTACATTTCAATATCATCTACTGAAACGTCTGCGGGTCTTACTGTGCCATATGTACCTACTGCCATAATTTATGTGTTGCTTACAACGTTAAAATATCGTCCACTTGCATATGTTTTGAGTGCAACTAAACTTTTAACATTTTTTAATTTATAATTTTTATCAAATGCCGATGCTTCTTGTCTAACTATAAATACATCATTATATACTTTTGGATTCTGAACAATATTTGTCTTATCAGGATGTTTCACAAGTGGCTCATCAATGAAATCTGGGGAAGAATATCCTTGACCAACAAATTTAAATGTTGTTCTATTCAATATCGGGTCACCATAAATGTAATCGGTATATGTTATTCCACCCACATAATATACAACAACTTGTGGATTCACATTCAAATTAGATAGACTCTGATTTACACCATCTTTAGCTGCACCAGTAGAACCCGAATATTGATTAAAGAAATCACCCGAAAGTGAATATTTCTTCAAATCAGATAATCTACTTTTTGAATCACCAGTAATATATAATACCGATGGTGCTGCCGTTGTTGTCGTTGTCGTTGTTGTTGCCATAATTTCAAATTTAATCTACAATGAACAAACCAGCACGGTGTGACTTCACTGCTCCATATCCAATACCAATCGAGTTTCTCGCAAACGCACGAAAATAAACTGTCGTACCGTCAGGCACTTCACCGAGTTTACTCCCAAATGTTTTAGGAATATCACCAGAGGGAACTGTGAATGGAAAGGATTTAAGACCAACATTTGAGTTAGTATTATTTTCATATACTAATTGACTTTCAGTCCCATACGTTGCATTAGTTGTATCTAAAAATCCATATTCTGTCACCGTATCGTTACCATCACCCGTAATTATATTGTTAATAATTGCATCGAAGTAGGCAGTTGCCTCATCCCAATCACCCGTTGTAACACTCGGTATGGTTTTCACTACTGGTGCTGCTGTTGTTGTGGTTGTGGTTGTCGGAGGGGCAGTTACCCCGCTCAAATACTCAAATAATTGTTGTCTGGTCAATATCACATCACCCTCACCTAATGCCCCTTGAATCAATGCATCAAAGAACCCTAAATCATGTTTTTCCGCAGTCAACAAAAAGGTAAGGTGATAAATCACACTTAAATCAGGAATAATCACACGACAAGTTCCAGTACAACTTTCAGTCGTGCCAGTGGTTAATGCTTGTTTTATTGTCCTCTTCAGTAATTCCATTATACATTACCAACCTTTTTTCTTAATAACACACTAATATCTTTCTCAGGATATTTAATTTCAAACATTGAATCTGTTGTTGAATAAATCGTATTATTTACTGGTAAAATTTCTCCAGTTTGTGTATTTAAAATTTCTTGTGACACAGTGTTGTTTGAATATTGACCACCCACTTTATTAAACACTTTAATACCAAGTACGTTTACCACCCCATTGACCGAAGAAATTTGATTCTCAAGATTAGTAAGAAAGATATCCGTATTCATTTCATGATCATTAACATCCAGAAATTGTTGTGTTGTAATAATTACATTATTTGCTATTTGGGTGTCAGAAATATTCTCAACATATAAATCAATTTCAAATGAGAGATTGAAAATCTTACCGTCTTTAACTTCAACATAATCATTTATCATTCTATACCCACTCAACCATTCAGTCAAATTGCTTTTCATTAAAGAATTACTTGTGTTTGAAAGTTTACCGTCTGAACCAATTCCAATTACTGGAATAACAATTTTATTATTTTGTTTATATGCATTTGCTTTATATGGTGAACCAAACTTACCGGGCATTTTATATACTTGTGTCAAGTAGTCCGTCAATTGCACTGCTCTGTTTCTTCCAGAAAAATTATATTTAATCAACTGTCTGATCTGTTCAATGCTAAGACCATCATTACCACCAATTGCAGGAATTGGATTGTTTACCGCTAAACTACGCTGCACATTTCTGTTAGTAGTTTGGATTGGTCCAGCAACTCTCATTTGAAATGAACCCATCTTTGTTAAAGATGCCGATCCTAAGTTTGAATTTGCGCCACCACCAGTTCTATATCTAATAAATAGTGTATGATTTGCTCTTAATTGCTCACCAAGTGCGGTGTTGGTTAAAAAGTTTTCAAGGAACTCTCTGTTCGTAACCCCTTCTTTAAGAAAACCACTTTGGAATGCTTGAAGTTCAGAGTCACCAGAACCAAAAGTTAATTTACAAAAACCATTTGTTGTGAATTCTTTAATAAATTTTCTTGTAACATCTAACCATCTACCAACCTTAATTCCATCTAAATTCTGACCACTACCACTATTAACGCCAGCATTAACATTTTCTTCAAAAACATTTTGCTGTGCCAAATAATCAACTTCATAGTATCTCACATTTGGATTGTAGAAATCTGATGTGGGTGGAGTGGTGCTATAATTAGTTCCCTCTAATAATATAACACTTTCTATCTCAATTACATCGGGATCGGGAAGGTTTATCTCTAAGAAGGGTTTAACATCATTTGCAGTAATTACTTTCTGATAGATATTTGTTGAACCATTTATTACAACTTCTCTCTTGGTAACATTATAACTTACGATAATTCCATTTGAATCTAAATTAGGCAGTATTGAACGATTCTTATCACCTAAGTTACTTAACTCTGATCCCCAATCAATAGTATCTTGGGTTTCAAATATTTTTCCTGCACCGATAACTTGTGCACCGGGTGAAAGCACTGGTAAATATGCGGTGTCTGGTCTATCCCCATTCACTGGAACAGTTACTGTGAAGTCAACAAGAGTTACGGATGGTCTGCGTGCTGGAATATTAAATCCCATGTTTTTTGCAATGTTCAAGATAGATGCTCTTTGTTGCGCATACTCTAATTGAGTTTCCTGAAATGCCCTGTCAGTATTAACCGCTAAATTATTTCCAATACCAGCATTTAAGTCGATAAGCATAGCACCCACACTTGAGTCTGTGAAATCGCTTAGAACATCTGGATATTGCTGTTTAATCAAAGCAATTAAATCGGTCTTGATTTGACTAAATGTTCTGTTTCCGTATTGTACGGGATTTGTTGTAAGTTCTGCCATAATTTTAATTAAAAGTTTATGTCTAATTCACCGTCTTCGGAAAACGCATCTTCAGAATAGGAGAATTTAATGTGCACGTTTAATTGATTCTCAGATATCGGGTTTCCCTCACCATCAACCAATCTATTGAAATCAACCGATTTAATTGTTAGATTTGGAATGTATAACGAAACCGTTCTTTTTAGCTCTTGCTCAATATCCTGTGCAGTTAAGTCGTCATTTGGTTCAAAAATATATTTTAACAAATTTGTTCCATATTTTGGTTCATAATATCTTTCACCCTTTTCTGTCAATAATAACAAGAGTAGGTCTGAACTGAATGCATCTTTAGTTATTTGATTTAACTGAAAATACGTTTTTTTATCGTTATCATCCTTTAATGGAAATCGAATATTATAACTTTTCATTATGAAACATTTTCTATAAATACTTGAAACAAAAAAATCCCCTCAAATTGAGGGGATTTTACCACATTAGTGTTTATAATTTTCCTTATGAATGAAATCTATCTAAATCATATTTAGTTTCCAACTCAGTTATTTTTGCAAACAACTCGGCACACCCCTTGTCTTCAGCCTTATGTTCTTGTTTAATATTGTCAATAAATTTCCACAAAGAATATAGTTTTTCATCGATTAATTCATCCTCATCTATTAAGGTAACGATTGTTGCTAAAAGAATTTCTTCTCTTGCCCTTTCCTTCATCTTCTCTTCATACTCAGATTGGAGTCGTGCAAAATCCGCTCCATCTATGGTTTTAACTCCACCAGAGATAGCAGTGTCTATTACAGACTGTTCAATCTGCTCAGTTGATTTTTCCTCTAATACCTCATCCGCCTTGGAATCGATTTCGATTAATTTTTTTGCTGCTTCGGAGTTAAAATTTCCATCATCAACAGCTTTCTTTAATTCATCTAATAAATTGCTCATGTTATTATATTTTAATATCTTGTTATTGTTTCCATTTCAAATGCATGAAATTTAAGTACCTCATATTCTTCAAGACTTAATCTTTTTATGAAGTCTATGATTCTATAACCAATGAGTTCACCATAATCATTGTTGAAGTAAACGAAGTTAACGTTAATTATCTCTTGAAAAATCTTATCATCGGTAACAATTGCACCCACCCCAAATTTCTTGGGGATGAAGAACTCTAATTGTCTATGTTCAAAACCAATTTTCTTAACGTGCACCACTTCGGATAATTGTTCAATTTTATTAAGTGCTTCACCTTCTCTCACCACTTTCATGGGAAACTCATAGGTCTTCGATTTAGCGATTAAATCATTCACCTTGAACTCATCATCCACCACATCCTCAATCTTCGTTAAACCGACCTCTATTGGCTTATTGGAGAAGATTTGAAGAAGTTCGTAGTCATCATCTGTCGTTCTACGTTCCTTCATCTCCAAATCTAAAACTTCGCCAATTGTTTTACCAGCATGTTTATGATTTTCATCGAAGAAACCAACGTGATCATATCTACGACCAAACCGATCCTTTTGACCTACGTTCATTGCATTCTTATCGGCAGCAACTGCCTTTTGATGTGGCGTTGCATTGCGCATAAACTTATCTGCTTTCTTCAATAGCTCATAATAATCCTGCACATATTTTTCATCACGCTGCCCCGCATAGAATTTCTCAATCAAGGGATTGTGATGAAGTTTTCTGGTAGTCTTCTTATCCTTCTCATTTAGATCATCAGGATTTGCTTTTAATATATCAATTTCAGTATTATATAAAGCAATACTTAGATTTATCATGACAGAATGAAAGAAGATGTAAATTCTAAAGAGTATTTTCTTAAAAAAGTTCAGCATTTATTGTACAATTAACGTATTGTTGACCACCTCTTTATAGAATTCAGCACGATTTGCGGTTACGTCAGCCAAGTTATATTTTTCCTTAAAATCATCATATAGTTGTGTACCCAACCTCACCCTTAAATTAGGATCGAGAATTAGTTGCTTTAGATACTTCTTCCAATATTTGTGTGCATTCTTTTTATTTGGAATCAACACACAATTCTCCATATGTTTACCATCAACATTATATGGTGGAATATCAGTACACACGATAGGGAGTTTCCTTGACCAGCATTCTACCTGCTTTAGATTCGACTTCATTTTATTAAACTCATTGTCTGCCAACGGTGCAATTACAATATCTGTTTCATCTAATGTGTTTGCATAAGTATTTGCCTTCTGTGTCCATCTACGTGCAAAATTTCCTTCTTCTGGATACGATACATTTCT